GATTATTATAAGGAGAAAAAATGAGTAAGGATGTATGGCTAGAGGCCACAAAAGAAACGGCGGGAGACTTAATTCTAACTGGATATACTGGAGAGTTTAAAGATATGCCAGTATATGATGAAGTAAAGTCATTGTTCGGAAGCGGATTTGTAGCATTAGATTTTGGGTGCGGAGTAGGAAGAAACTCGGTAGAGCTTTCAAAAACATATGATCATGTCGTAGCTTTTGATTTGCCAAGCATGATTGACTTAGTGCCAGAAGAAAATAAACTAAGTAATATAGAATACACAACAAGCTGGGATCTTGTCAAGGGATTTAAGTTCGGCACAGTTTTGGCTAGCCTTGTATTTCAGCATATAGAGGATTCAGAATTAGAAGAATACTTAAAAGACTTGTCTCAAATAGCGGACAGGCTAGTCCTCCACAGCAGAACCTGGATTGATCATTCGGCCTCACAGGTATTGCCAATTGTGGAAAAATATTTTATAATTGATACCATAGAGTATTCAAGAGATCCCAATAACCCTATTGACGATCACTTCATTGCAACATTAAACAAGAGGGCGGAATAATGCTAAAGCCAGTATTTGAAGATGTAAAAGACTTTAACTGTACCGATTTATATTTAAGGTCAGTTGGTGCTCCAGCAGGTAGTAAAATATGGTCAGCCTGCCATGAAATAGCACATATGTTAATTGAAAAGAATATCTCATATGGAAACTCAGCCCTAGAGCCTGCTAGAATATTTTCAACGGCGGACTCAACAGAGCAATTAAAGGTCCGCATTGACGATAAACTAAATAGAGTAAAGAACAACCAAGGCTTTGCAGGAGATAATGACGTAGACGACCTTATAGGATATTTGGTTCTATATAAAATAGCTAGATCTCAGGTTGCTATTTCAGTCGACTAGAAGTATAATGGTTATCTATGGAAATTGAATTAGCAGACCATTATGACCGTATGAATACGGTTGTATCAGAATTACTAAAGGGTAGCACCCCAACACAAATTGCCACAATCACTGGATTTAAACGTGCAGAGGTTGTTGAGTTAATTGATGAGTGGAAAGACGTAGTTAAAAATGACACGGCTTCTAGAGACAGGGCCAAGGAGGCAATCTCTGGTGCTGACCAGCACTACGCAATGCTCATTAAAGAGGCCTGGAAGACCGTAGAGGACGCAGATCAGGCTGGGCAACTAAATGTTAAGGCTACCGCCCTAAAGCTTATAGCAGACATTGAGACCAAGAGAATCGGCATGCTACAAGAGGTTGGGTTATTGGATAATGTTGAGTTGGCGGAACAAATTGCTGAGACAGAAAGAAAGCAAGATATTCTAATTAATATATTAAGAGATATCTCTGCTGAATATCCAGAGGTAAGAAATCAAATTATGAAGAGACTTTCTCAGGTAACTAATGAGACTGAAGGCGTTGTCATGGAGAGTAACGTCACTATATTAAGAAATGTAAAGGAAGATGGAGTTTAATTTTTCTGACATTATTGACATGCTCGACGGAGAAGAATTCGACGAGAAGCCTGTTGATTTAAGAACTTTTGTTAAAAGCCCACAGTACTTGGGCTTACCAGAGTTGTCAGAATATCAGTATACTCTAATTGAAAAAAGCTCTCAGATTTATAAAGAAGCAACACTAATAAAACTCTTTGGCGAAGAAGAGGGAAGAAGAAAGTTTAAGCAGACTGCCAGTGAAGTTATTGCCCAACTAGGCAAAGGCTCTGGAAAAGATTACTGCTCCACAATTGCAGTATCTTATATAGTGTATCTGCTGCTGTGCCTTAAAGACCCAGCATCTTATTACGGAAAACCACCTGGAGACTCAATAGATATTATCAATATTGCTATTAACGCTCAACAGGCAAGCAACGTTTTTTTCAAAGGTTTTAGAACCCGCATAGATAAGTCGCCTTGGTTTGTAGGAAAGTATAGCGAAAAAGCATCAGAAATTAAATTTAATAAAAATATTACAGTACACTCTGGTCACTCAGAAAGAGAAGCCTGGGAAGGATATAACGTAATTGTAGTTATCCTTGACGAAATCTCTGGATTCAGCATTGAAAATACAACTGGTCACGAGCAGGCAAAGACTGGTAGCGCAATATATGAAATGTATAGAGGATCAGTAGACTCTCGTTTCCCAGACTTCGGTAAGGTAATATTGCTATCTTTTCCTAGATATAAGAATGACTATATTCAACAGAGATATGCTGACGTTATAGCTGAAAAAGAAACCGTGGTTAGAACACACCATTTTAAGCTAGATGAGAACCTGCCAGATGGCACAGATGGCAACGAGTTTGATATTGAGTGGGAAGAAGATCACATTGTTTCCTATAAGTATCCGAAGGTATATGCCTTAAAGAGACCTACATGGGAAGTTAATCCTACCAGAAGTATTGATGACTTTAAAGTTGCATTCTACAGAGATGCGCCAGATGCGCTAGGCAGATTTGCATGCATGCCACCAGAAGCAATTGATGCATTCTTTAAGTCCAGAGAAAAAATTGAAAAAGCTTTTAACAACATGGCTTTGGCGGTAGATGAATTTGGAAGATTTGAATCTTGGTTTGCAGCAGATCCAGACAAAGAATATTTTATACACGTAGACCTTGCACAAAAGCATGACCATTGTGCTGTTTCTATGGCGCATGTTCAAAGATGGGTTAACGTTAAGGTGACAGATACATACTCTCAGCCAGCCCCTATTGTTGAAGTAGATGCAGTAAGATATTGGACTCCAACAGCAGACAAGTCGGTAGACTTTACAGAAGTAAAAGATTACATATTGTCTTTAAGAAGCGCTGGCTTTAATGTTAGACTATGTACCTTCGATAGATGGAACTCTCACGATATGATGCAACAGCTAAAGCAATACGGAATTAATACAGAGACTCTTTCTGTTGCTAAAAAGCATTATGACGATATGGCGATGATTGTATCTGAAGACAGATTAACTGGTCCACACATACCCCTTCTCATTGATGAATTACTACAGTTAAAAATTATGAGAGATAAAGTTGACCACCCAAGAAAGGGATCCAAGGACCTTGCTGACGCTGTCTGCGGATCTATTTATAATTCAATAAGCAGAACAAGGCGGACAAATAATGAAGAAGTTACTATACACACCTACGATTCTTTAAAGTGGGATAGAGAAGAAGAGAATAAGACTATTGTGACTAACATGATAAGGGCGCCAAGAATGCCACAGCAGTTGTCAGATGCACTAGATGGAATGGAAATAATATGAGCATATATCAGGAAAAAGCAAAAGAGTGTAAATGTTGTGGAAAGCATGTCCCGCTTCCAACCACACTAAAAGAATATAATGGGATCATGGTTTGCCCCACTACATTTTCAAATATTTTAGAATATAAAAGACTTTGGAAATCTTATGGGAAAAGGCCAATGGGCAGCGTAAGAAAACATTTTTCTGAATATGTCCAACAAATAGTAGAAACTACTATTGACAAAAATGAGGACGGCAGCTTACAATAGACTACTGGCAACAGTAGCTTAGTTGGTTAAAGCCCCGAACTCATAATTCGGTAATCGTAGGTTCAAGTCCTACCTGTTGCACAAATAGGAGTATAATTTATTTATGGGAGATGAAATGGACGAGGAAGACATGCAGAACCAGGAACTTCAGCACTATCTTGAAATTGGTGCTATTACCATGGAAGGCCTAGATGAAAATGGCGAGTTCATATTTGCTATTCAAGAAAAGGCAAAAGAGGTTGCTCCACAACTTTGGGAGGCACACCATGAGTATGTTGATAAGTCTTTAATGAGGCTTTATGAACTAGATCTATTGCAGGTCGAGTATGACGAAAATCTTCAGGCAACATTTCATTTATCTGAAGAAGGAAAAATTTTAGCAAAAGAAATGGGGCTTGTCGACATAGACATGCCTGACGTTCCAAATAACTAGGAGGATACAATGCCTTGGGAAGTAAAAAGAAATGTGGCTGGTTGTACTGGCTACGCAGTAGTTAAGCAAGACACTGGTGAGCTGGTAGGTTGCCACGCTGGAGAAACAGCGGCTATGGCACAGGTAAGAGCTCTTTATGCGTCTGAAGCAGATGCAGAGAAGATGAAGGAAAAAAACAAGCCAATTTTTTAATTGGCAAACAAATAGTTTTTTTGATATAATATATATGGGTCGCCACAAGGGGCCCATATATTAATTTATTCGCTTAAAGGAGGAATAAAATGGTAACACATTTTACATTGGATCTTTTTAAGGATCCATTTTTTATTGGCTTCAACGATATGTTTGATCGCCTAAACTCAGTACACACAACAGCATCACATCAATCATATCCACCTTACAATATTGTAAAGGTAGAGGATGACGTATTTCGTGTCGACCTAGCTTTGGCTGGCTTTGACAAGAAGGACGTTGATGTATCTGTAGATAACGGAACCCTTGTTATTAAGGGAGAGGTTTCTGTAGAAGATTCTGGTGAGGCAATTCATAAAGGAATTGCTGCCCGTAAATTCACACGCACATTTGCGCTTGGTGAGTATATGGAAGTCACCTCTGCTGAGTTAAAAAATGGACTTTTGTCTGTTACGGTTGAAAAAATTGTACCTGAAGACAAAAAGCCAAAAACAATTAAAATCAAATAAATAGTATAATGTAAGTCTGCACCCCGTCACTGGGGAGTCGCAGGCTATTCGGGTCGCTACCCGAAGGATGGACCTGAGCATGTCCTCAAACTGCTCTTTATAATTTAAGGAGAATGATGTTTGAATACAGAGTTAAACAAGTCACAAAAATAGTGGACGGGGATACTATTGATGTTGACATTGATCTTGGATTCAGCATTTCATATTCTCAAAGACTTAGGTTAGCAGGTATAGATACGCCAGAGTCTAGAACAACAGATAAATTTGAAAAAAGTCTTGGGTTAGAGTCAAAAGAATATCTTAAGTCTAAGTTTAAAGACGCAAAAGATATAGTTGTAAAAACAGAAAAGCCAGATAGTTCAGAAAAGTATGGGAGAATTCTTGGATGGGTCTATTTAGATGGAAACACAAAATCAGTTAATGAACAAATGATTGAAGACGGTTATGCGTGGGGATACATGGGAGAAACTAAGGTCAAAGACTTTGCAGCCTTAGCAGAAAAGAGAAAAAAGAGCGGTAAGTAATGCCTATTTACGAATATAAGTGTGAGTGTTCTCCAGACAATATAGTGTCTAAGGAAAGATCTATAACATCAGTTGAACCTAACTATCTATGTGTAAGTTGTGGTAAAAGATTACAAAGACATTTCACACCTTTTGGAATACAGTTTAAAGGTAATGGATTTTACAAAACAGATAATGTTAAGTAATTTAAATTAACATTCTGCTATAATTGCTAAGTAAGCAAAGATATTGCATTACTTAGGAGATACCTAGTTGACTAGAAAGTTAAAGTACTTTTTAACCAGCCTTTTTGTAATTGGCTGGCTTTTCCTTTTTAGTCCTAATTT